GATAACCGGATCCTTCTCGGGAACTGGGAACTGCCCGCTCTCGGACATACACTCAATATCATACGCTGCCACCTTCAGAGGAGTATCGGCACTCGGCTTGCTCTTGATGTTGGAGACCTCCACGTACCACGCCTTCTCTAGACCCTTGATCTTCGGGCCCGCTACAAAGGTCACCGGAGACGCAGGGGCAATCTCGTAATCGTGGTAGAACCGCAGGAGTGGGGGAAGGTTGGCCTCGTAGACCGTGTAGATGTGCTTCCCATCATCCCGGGCATCCTTCGCAACCTTGGTGGCCGTCCGGAAATCCTTCATGGACTCCACCTCGACCTTCTGAACCTTCAACGCCTGGAAATTCTGGAAACCAGCGAACACATCATACTTCTCCAGATGGGTCACCTTGATCTTCGAGATTCCGTGCTCTTCAGTCGCAAAGTCGTACTCGGATGCCACATAGAAATAAGGCTTGAATCCCCGCACCCTCAGAAGGGCTGAATACCCCTCATCCGTGCGTCCATAGATATCAATAACGTACTTTCCGTATTCATCGTGCTCAATCCAATCACAGGGAGAAAGAACAGACATATTGTTGATGCTAAAGAAGGAAGCCCAGAAAGTTTATCCGTTTTAAAGAATAAGCATGACGTCCCAGGAACCGCAGACAAATAACCCGCAGCAGTGGTTTTATGCCCCGACTCGTCAGAAGAACGATACGGTACAGCAGAACTACGACGCCCGCGATAACCAGGGGCAGCAGGAGTACTACCTCACTACTGCCCGCCCTCCGCCGGAACCTTGCCAGAATTTTGATCCCGTTGCCGACTTTGCCTCTGCCTTCGTCACGATGAACTACACAGGTAACTTCGGAAACACGGCGGCCGGTGGATGCGACGTGGATCTCTACTCTCGCCTAGCCCTCGGCGACCCGGGGACGCAGCGTCTCAAGGGACACCAGCAGACCTTTGCTCGCCCCTGGGCCACCACCCCAAACATGGGAGGAGGTGCACCCGTGTACAACAAGGACACGGAGAGCTACCTACAGCAGAGTGCCTCTATCCGCACCCGCAAGGAGTGCTCCACCGTGTCCGACAAGTTCTTCCCCCAGCAGTTTGACCCCCTCATCCCGAGCGTCCGGGAAGAACTGAAGGATGTCAACAATTTCGTCCAGTCGTGGCCTCGTGGCGGAGACCCCACGCGTCTTGTTCGTCAGAAAGCCGTCTACGAGTAAATAAATATAGATAGATGCGGGTTGTGTTCTTTGCACAGTTCATGCCCGACCCCTGTGGAGCGTATTTCCACGACGTTGCTATGGCGAAGGAACTACAACGTCGCGGACATTCGGTGAACTTTGTGACGATGGGCAAGCCTGTGTACGGAAAGCAGGGCCTATATCGCGGTATCCCGTGGAAGCACTACACCATGTCGGAGTCCGAACTCAATGGTGGGAATATCTGGTGTTCCCCCCACTTTCCGTTCCTTAAGCTTGTTCGGAAGCTGAACGAACGCTTCCAGAAGCCGATGCTTGTTACCATGCATTTCGGGGAAGATACCGAGAGCGTTCGCGATTACACTCGTCTCGGTAAGTGGACTGAGATACTCTGGGTGATTTCAGACCACATCAAGGAGCACGTGGTGAATACCATACCGCTGTCCCCTGCGTTCAAGCATATCGAGAGTATACGCCCCATGATGCTCGAGAACGAACTGAAGTTCCAGGAACGCGGAACTCTTCCGACCGGCGACTGCATTACCATCGTGAACGCCAACGTCATGAAGGGTCTTGGTATCTTTCTCGAGCTTGCTCGGCGGTTCCCCGATAAGAAGTTCCTGGGGGTTCGTCCCTACTACAACAAGATCAATGTCCCCGAGAACATTCATAATATCGAATGGATCCATATCCAGGACGATATTCGTACCGTCCTTCAGCGTACGCGTGTCATGCTCGTCGGATCTATGTACGAAAGCTGGGGCCGCGTGGCATTTGAGGCCATGTACAACGGTATCCCCGTCCTACACACAAAACCGTATGCTCGTACTGACTCCCGGGCTCGTCCATCTGGGTCTACCGAGGGAATGTGCGAGTGGATCAAGGATACTCAGTTTGCGTGCTCGTACGACACGATAGACGACTGGGAAAATGCCGTGAAGGCTCTTGACGACCCCGAGACGTATGCATCCTATTCTAAGAAAGCATATGACCGGACGTATGAAATGGACGTTTTCAGCGATATCACAACGGTTGAGCGGAAACTTATTGATTATGCGAACACTTACCCTCCTCCCGCAGAGTTGAACGGAAAGGCTCAGATTATGGCAAAGCAGCAGCCGGGGGCTTCTCTGCAGATTCGGATGCCAGTCGCGGCGGGTAGTGGGTTGCCTTTCCGCGGAGGTCGTTTCGCGGTGAGGCGTTGAGCATCTCAGCCATGATCCGCCCCTGCCGAATTCGCTCCCGCGTTTCGTCGTCGTGACCATCATCAATTTTCGGAGTTGGGGGGATATACTTAGTTCCAGAAATCGGAGGAGTGATTGCCAACTCTACCAGGGCAGAGATAACGTCTCCATTCTGTTTGATAAGCATCGCCTTAGCATCGTCCTGGGTGGCTCCAGAATAGTCCACAACCATTTGAATCTTCTCCGGGGTAGTCGTCATATTTTATGTATACTACATAAAGGCTCAAAATGAAATTCATCGAGAACCTCTGTCCCCCGGCTCTCCTGTATGCTCTCTTCCTCGCCATCCAGCTGGGATTTGACGTCGCCGACTTTGCCTTCATCACAGCAGGCACCAAGCTTCTGTTTGGCGGTGCCACGGTGTTCATCCTGGATCTCCTGTGCCGCCTTGACCTTGGAATCGTTGCGTGGTTCATCATGGCTGCCCCGTTCATCATCACTGCCCTCGCCACGTCCATCGCCATGGGATTGCAGATTGACCGCCTCGTCTTCACCCACCCGTTCTAATTTACACAATAGCCCGATTCTAATAGAAAATGAAGGCTGTAGCACTGGCGGCGTTGGACTACTTTATTTACGGCCTCGTACGTGTGTACGCGGCGGTAGAGCGGTGCTATGCTCGTCGGGGGGTCATCTACGAGACGATGTCGTGGCAGGCGACGAACCTGGACACAGGAGTTTCGCATTATGCTTCAGATTACCACGAACTTAACCGGGTCGGTGCGGACGTTGTTCTCCACCATATCCGCAAGACTCATGGACTTCACCAGGATGACAAGACGGTGATTCAGTGGACCGATGAGGCGGGCCGGGGGTACTTGCTTGAGGACGTGTTTGAGCCGGCAGTGGTACCCTGGTTGCTTGTTGGCTACATCGGCGAAAGCGGCAAGCTGGTGGACTGCACGGATACCCTGAACAACCTTGTGGTTTCGGGAAACCGTGTAACTACCCCGATTCTTCGTTTGGTGGCAGATTCCCATGCGGAGAAGTGGGTGTACTTGAACCCTAAGACGTTTGACCAGGTGGAATTTCCTACTGAGGGTATTCTAATTGGAGGAGGAGATGACGCAGCCCCTACCACCGAGTCTACGAAAGATGATTGATCATCCGAATCACGCAGAAGTGGTGTGGAAGTACATGGAGATCGACAAACGAATTCGTCCGGTCAATTTTATCGATCATCTGACAGTGTACGCGAACCTCTTTATCCAGCCGATCGGCCACGTTCTTTTCTGGGGATGCTACTTCTTCTTCCCTGCCCTATTTATCTACTTCGGTGGAACCCTGGAGACTACAACTTTATCCATCATCTTCTACGCTATATCCTCCCTGCAGGTTCTCTGGACTACATTCACGAGCTGGAGCGACGTGGTAGAACACTACCATCTCGGTACAACCCTTCTGACTTGGAAGATCCTGACCCACGGGCTTGGACTTCCACTTATTAAAATCAATTCATCTGATCCCAATCACCAGTATTTCAAGTATGCGGCAGCCGTCTCACTGCTTCAGAACCTCGGTTAAGTTTCCGCCGAACATCCCCTGGAAACTCTTGATGAGCTCTGCTCCCTGCTGGACCTGAGGTCCCAGGGACGAGAGCGTCTCCACGAGCTGCTTCTGTGTGTCCATCAGCTCCTTTGTATCGTCACGCATCTGCAGAACCTGCTCGGGGTTCAGCTTCTGGAAGGCATGAAGAACTGTAGTTCCCGCGTCCAGGTGGGAATCCTCGATCTTGGACGACTTGGAGTCCGAGTGCGGCTCCGGCTCGTTCTTCTCCGAGTCCTCCTTCTTCAACTTCTTCTGCTCCTTCTTTTCGTCGCTCTCCGTAGGGTTCTCGTAGTTCTCCTTCAGAGCCTGCCCGGAAATGAGAACGACTCCAGCAACCGTGGCAATACCCAGCGTTACTGCGGCCACGAGCGGCATGCGAACACCATATCCGATCACGACGGTTATGAGCACCAGCCATACGGCAAGGTATCCCAGCCGCCGCTGAACAAGGAACACGATAGTCACCAACAAAAGTAGAGATGCAATGGCAGTGTCCACGTTTGCCTTCATTGATACTAGAGTAGAATTTAAACAACCTGATATACTGGGCTTCCAACGGGAACAGTGTCAGCGGTTCCAGCGACGCCAGACCCATTGAACGTGTATCCGGTGCGAGGCTGCTGGAGAGCCAAGATCGAATTGTTGTTCACAACCTGGTTCGATCCTCCGCGGTAGGTACGACGACGACGACCCGCGACCGTCTTACGCCGGCGACGGCCACCCGACATGTTGTTATTACCGCCACGTCCCTGGAGATCGGCACCGCAGTCGCTTCCCATATTGTAATTCCACTGCGGGTTTCCGGCATTTGGGCCTCCGACGTTCGAGAGGAGAGATCCTCCAAAGCCGTAGCCTCCTCCACGCTTCACAGTCCGGCGACGGTGGCGGCGTCCGGCTGTCTTCTTTGTGTGCTTACGAACCATTTGTATTGGACAGAGACTAGATTCTCGGGGTCCATGTCCCGTCTTCATTCTGAACGCACTCCAGGGTAAACACCCTACCCAACGCTCTCAACTGTTTTGAAAGAGCCATCGTTCTGACACGAAGGTACCCTACATCCGCAACCTTGTACACATCAGGAATATCTGTTGCGATGATCTCGTACTTGTCAGAAACATCCGGCTTGGATTCGATGAAGATACCCTTTTCGCCGTGGGCGTCTGAATAGTACTCGTGCCCCCGAATCTCGGTCGCGTTCTCACGGAGTGCTACCGCCTTTGTCTCAAACTCTGGGCATGGAGTATACGTGGCCTCAAATGCTGCCTTCAGAAACTTAGCCCGCTGTTCAAACGATCTGGTCTTGAACATCTGGGTTCCATTCCACATCCACACATCTGCAATGTACACATGTGTGGAGGTGTATTCGACACGCAGAATCGTATCTTCAAAACACCTTTCGTCCCATACAACTCTGAAAACTTGTGGAGTAGCATTGTCCTTCCGCTGTACCCAGAATGCCACCGGCTTCGATGAATCGTCACGGGTCAGGCAAAGCCATCCCGGCATTCCGGTTGTTTGGGGAACCTTGTATGTCGTGGACGGTGCCACTGTCCCTTGGCGGGTCATACGCATGACCGGATCCCATCCGTACAAACTCTTCAGCCGGTTCATTGTATACCAGGTCTGGAACTGTCAAAATCACTCGTTAGCTCTTGCCACCCGACCACCCGACCTTATCGACTTCCCGGGTCTCGATCGGCGGGGGAAGCTGGGCGTCTGCCTTATTGGACTGCACTATGGGCAGGGGAAGAGCGGCGTACGTGGGGACGTTCAGTGTCTGAGTCTGGGAAGGCTGCTGGGTAGGAGGCTCGACGCGGGGAGGAAGTACGATCTGAGGGGGAGGAGGAGCTGGAATGGGGGTCGATTCGTGGGGTATGATTGCCGGGAGGGGCGTGCGATCGACGTACACGACCTTCGGCTTGGGGGGCTGGACGACCCTGGCAATCCAGAAGACTCCGATGTGCAGGACAACAACAACCATAACCGTCGAAAATGCGAGGTAAACAATATCAGAGATCTCCATGAGTTATTCTATCAAAAGTTTTGTAAGACCTAAAATTAAACACAGGACCATGTCAGACGCTCCTACTGCCCCCGAAGTTGCATCTGCGTCTGTTCCTACCGAGATCGTTGCGGTGGCGAAGGCTGCCGTCGTTGACTTCGCGAACAAGTCTGACCTCCTGAAGTTTGTCATTCAGAAGATCGCCGAGGTGGAGATCCTCGCCGACCGCTCGGATGAGGACAAGGCGAAGTTCATTGTCGACGAGGTCAAGAAGGCCATTCGCGAGTCCCCTCTGTCGGAGGAGCAGAAGGCTCAGCTTGTCATGTGGTGCGATATCTCCCTCCCGTACGTCATTGAGGCTGTCAAGATCGTAAAGGCCGAGGCGGGTAAGGCCGTTGGCGTGGCTCTGGCCGAGGTCAAGAAGTGCTGCCCTTCTTGGTTCTCGAAGAAGCCTGCGGCACCGCCGGCGTAAACAGATCATTGTTCTCTGAGAATGAACCGTCAGCGTACTTCTGCACCCTGACCTCCTCCCTGTAATCGATCCGATCCAGAACATTGGGGTACGGAAGCGTCTCAATTTTTACCGATCCGTCTGCCTGAGGATGTAGGGTTCGGCACGTCCTTTCGTGTGGATTCAAACACTGGTTTCCACACCAAAGAAAGCTTGTCACATATGTGGCGGTAGGTTTCATGTAGACCATCCCCATCTTCGTGATGCGATACATTTGTATACCTGGTCAAGATAGGTCTAAATATACATCAGACCAAAGGTGGCCGCGAAAAAGACGAAGGCGTGAACCATGAGGCCGAATCCGGTGGGCACACCGTTCTCAAAGATACGGAACGTGGTATACGGTCCCGTGACGGACGTCACGAGTCCGTCCATGACGCGAAACGTAATAGGGTTGGCCAGGATGTAGAACAGCAGACCCTGAAAGGCCGAGATCTGGAGCTTCTGGGTGTCGGTGGGTGCGGGCATGCTGTGTATTACTCTCTAGCTTGGAAAGTATTGCGGGTGGCTTGTATCGTTTCCAGCAGCTGGGGGATCTTGTGGAGAACAGCAGAGATCTCCCCTTCGTTCCTCCGTGCCGGTTCGCGGGAATCTACGGGTTCGGTGACAAAGGAAACGGCTGCTAAGAGGAGAGGCTGACGGGGTTTGGCCAGCTTGGGTTCCCAGCGGAGGCAGTAGAGTTTGTAGAGGGATTCCACGTAGGTATTGGAGTGAGCATTGATGACATCCCAGAACATCCACACCATAGCCCGGGCGAATTTGGAGTTTACATAGGGGTTGCGTCGCTCCGCACAGAGAAGAGGTTGTTTCGTTCGCTTCTTCTGTTCGCGGGCATACGTCATGATCCAGGACATCCAGTATAGAGATCGCAGGAAATCCCGGGTTTGCACGGAAAAGCAGAACTCGTTGAAGGGGATTTTCAATTCGTAGGGATCATCGGCCTTGACGAAAGGCAGGCACGATGCCTGGGAGGTGGCACGCAGATTTTCCCTCACTGTCTCCGGCTGGAAATCGTGGAGGGGTTTGATGGTGGGCAGGGAGATGGGTTTCTGTTTCCGAGCAATGGCTAGAGCCACTGCGGTCTCGCAAACTAGGGTCCGGGCCGTTTCATGGTTCCGGATATCCGTCATGGTGTGGAGCGAAAACATCTCTTCGATCGACGAGAACCGCTCGTATTGGGAGGTGAGGAATGTGAAAATATTGGGACAGCGGTGGACGTAGAGTGCTCCTCCTTCAAACAGAGTGTTCCACAGGGAATGGACGAGACCGGAGCACAGAAGTTCCAGGGTCCAGTAACATGCGTAATCGGCGTGCCCCAGCTGAATACTCTGGAGCAGGGATTTGTGAGCCAAAGTGCGGGCATGGCCGGAAAACGTGAACGTCTGAAAATCGGCAACGCTGCGATTGTCAGAGATCATTAACGTTGACATGTGTTATTGGAAGGCGACAGTTTAGAACGTGTAATATACCGAATCAGACCCAGAGTAAATGAGCGTCAAGAGCCCGCCGATGGGAAGAGTCGTAGTTGTACTTGTTGTTCCAGGTATGTTGAAGGAACCACCAGAACACACGAGCGTAATCGCTGTCGTCGAATTGTTCTTGATGACCCAGTAGCTTCCCTTGATAGGCAGATCACCTGGAAGAATCACGGATGTCACGGAAGAGCTCAGTAGATTGAAATATGTTGAGTAGTTTGAGGTTGATAGTTCGAATGTGTCGGTGGTGACACACAAAACATTGATCGTATTGGCGATCGGACCACCTACCGTCAGAGCATAGTTCGGCTTGGGGGCACACCCTATTCCCATAACGTTATTGGACGTATCTACCTGAACCGCCGGAACCCCGGGTTTCGTTGAGTATACCATAAACGTATTGGGAGCATCCGGAGTGTACCCCCCTGAATTGCGACCGATAAACACTGAATTGCTCAGCGTATTGTTCATTCCGGCCCTCTCGCCGATGTACACACAACTATTCGCATTTGCCCCCTCGCCTGCCGAAAACCCAAGAGCTGATACGAGCGATCCTCCGTTCCCAACAAGGGAACGCATACCTAACCCTACATTGCTAGATCCTGACTGATTCATCCCCGAAAAGTCCCCGATATTTACATTGTAGTTTCCCGTATTGGTCTTGGCCGCATTCATACCGATCGCCACCACGTTCCGTCCAGTGTTCTGTTCGGCCGCACTTGATCCCATAGCATTCACGTACGTCCCGGTATTTTTAGACCCGGCATTCACTCCAATCGATGTCAAGTACGCCCCTGTCCCCGAATCTCCAGCACCCGGACCAATAGCGACCACCCCCGCCACCGATGATACACCTCCTACACACAGGCTACTGATCGTTGTATTGGTGCATACCACTAGACCATTGAGAGACGAAAGGCCAGATAGAGTTGAGATTGTTGCAGGGCCAGACACTACGACACCTCCTCCAATTGTAACCTGTTCTGAAACGGCTAGAGATCGTGTTTCAACCGATCCCGAAACAGCAGCGTCCATGAACGTCGCATACGATCCAGCGGCATTCAGGGTGGCTCCAGTCAGAGTCATCGTTCGTACGACCGTATCAGAAAGTATTGATCGGCCAGTGACATTGAGACTCCTGGAGGCGGTTAGTGATGATACAGCGGCCGCAACGTTCGGAGCATTCAGAATAGTTCCGTTGACAGCAAGGTTCTGTACCGACGTATCTGAAAGCGTGGCTTGTCCTCCAACGACCACATCTCCCGATACGCCAAGTTGTCCAAACGAAGCCGCGGTCGTGGGTGCCGCGAGAGTAGGTCCGTTCACAACAAGGGATTGTAGGGTCGTACCTCCTCCAACCGTGAGATCGTTGTGGATGTTGAGAACCGATAGAGTGGCCACCGCGTTTGCTGCACTCAGAGTACATCCATTCACAATGAGATCCTGTGTCGTAGTTGTTCCTCCTGCCAAAACAGTATTTCCCTCTACCACAACACCATTGTGTACCGCCAGAGACGAAAGGGTCGCAAGAGCGTTTGATGCACTGATCGTGGATCCACCGATATAAAGTGTTGAGAGTTGAGTATCTTCCAGTATGGTAGGCCCAGATACCGTTAACGTATTGTGGATCACAAGAGCAGAGAGTGTTGTTTGAGAGGACGGGACGTCGAGCGTACCTCCGACAACGAGCGAATCTACAATACGTGCATCCCGAAGCAGGGTATGACCTTCAACGTTTACATCGTGGTACACGGTCATAGATGAAAGGGTTGAATGACCAGATTCCGCCTTGAGCGTGCCGTTGATCGCCAATGATTCTACGCATGTATCTTGGAGAGTCGTGCGTCCAGAAAGACTGAGAATGTCGTTGTAGACTACGAGACCCGAGGCCGTTACGAGGGATACCGGGGCATGAATAGACGTTCCTTCCACCTCCAGAGATTTTACGGTTGTATCTCCCAGGGTCGTGTATCCCGAACGGTTCACGATATCTCGGCAAACCTCAAGATCGTTATAGAGCGTAAGAGATGATAAGGTTGCATGTGTTGCAGGTGCCTCAATCGTTGGTCCGCGTACAGTCAACGTGTTCACAGTTGTGTCCTCAAGCCTTGATAGACCATCAACGTTGAGTCTTCCTGAAATCTGAGCGGACGATAGAGATGCCGTTGCATTGGAGGCAAGCAACGAATCACCGTTCACTCGGAGAGACCGAACGTATACGTCTGCGAGCGTAGTACGTCCGCCAACCGTCATAGTATCCAAAATGATCGCAGAAGCCAGGACAGCAGCGGCGGATGGTGCGTT